GCTCAGGAGAACAACAAGTCATTCCTGTGTCTTGGTATTTGGGGAGAACCCAAGTCTGCTAAGTCGGCAACGGCTATGGATTTGTTGACGGAAGAAGACATCAAGAACGATATGAAAGTTCTAGTGTTTGACTTTGACAACAGAGCAATAGATGTGAAGAGGAATCACTATGGAAACATAGAGAACCTGATAGTATACAACCCGATAGTTAGGAAAGATGGAAGTCTAGTTGACTTCGATGAGACTATGGATAATGCGAGAGCATTCTACCAAATGGCTCTAGAGATACTAGAGGAAGACAAGTTGAAGGCAGTCATCGTAGATGGAGCAGATAAACTCCTGACAGATGTATGTGAGACTAAGATGCGTGAGAAGCATGGTATGGATGCTGATACAGTTATCAAGCAACCACCGTATGTTTGGGGTGATAGAAACACTCCCTACAAGAACTTCTTGCATAAGCAGATACTAGAGATGCCATGTCACAGGATTGTGATTGCACACTCTAAGGACAAGTATGCTGGTAATCCAAACCCTGTTGGTGTTGAGGCTAACTGGCATTCTTCAACTGAAGACATCTTTACTGCAACAGTCAGGATGTCTAGAGACATCAGGAAGAATGGTGCAACCTTCACCGCTATGGTTGAAGCAAGTGCTAGGAAGCCTGAGATGATTGGTAAGAGATTGAAGGTCTTGACCATCGAAGATGGTAAAGTAGATTGGAACGGTTTCCCTGAGATTAAAGCAGGTGAACTTTGAATGAGGAATAAATATGATAATACGAATGAATACAAAAACGCTCTGTGATGCGTTGACAGATATACAGATGAAAGGAAAGTACCACAATGGGGATACTGCAAAGAACAGTCAAGTTTCTGACTATGCTATGTTGGAACTAGATTCTGCTGCTTCTAGTCTAACATTGTATAATGCAGACAACACAACTGTCTGTGGCATAACAATAGAGACACTTAGCAGTGGAGAGCAGGATGTTGGATTGGTCACAATAGAGATTGATAAGACGCTGAAGTATCTGAAGACGTTTGATGAGAATGTTCTAATCGAGATTGGAGATTACGTCAAGGTTAGTGATGGCAGTAAAAATGCCTCACTTCCTCTTGTCGTTTCTCATCCTAGCACTGCAATGATTGCAAGGCTTCAGGGATATGAGATTGATGAGTCTAACCCGATGTTCGGTAGTGTGGAGTTTGAGACTGTCATAGTGACTAACTCGGATAACCTTACTGATGCAGTCAAGACATGTGATGTTATCAACAACGCTAGGTATCTGTTTGACTCTGATGGTGAGCAGTTTACCATCTCAAGCAGGAAGTCTGACATCGATAAGGTAGATGTCGTTGTTCCTACAACATCCAATGAAGGAGAGTCTTCTACTGTGGAAGTAACTGGTCAGTTTCACAAGTTCTTCCCTAAGAATACGGAAGTGAAGATATTTCTGAAAGACGAGTCTCCTATTGTTTGGAAGGCAGAGAACAGGGTATTGATTAAAGCCCCTTACATCGCAAGGTGATATTATGATAATTACGAATACGAATGCAGGTATATGTCTTAGATGGCGTGAAGATGGTGAGAGAAAGGAGGACTTAGTTTCCTTTAACAAGTTTCAGCCTCACTTCTTCGTAGAGAAGAACGCACGTTCTGTCAAACTAGATGGGGATACTATCTACATCAAGGAGACTAGAAGTAAGAAGAATGCCTCTTTCAGTATGAGTCTATCATATGAAACAGGTGGTTGGAAGAACCTTCAAGGTAGAGAGTTGGTCAAAGTCACTTGGTATCCTAGTCATAGTAAGTACATGAACAAAGTGAAGACCTTCTTCCATGACAGAGGTGAAAGAACATACGAAGCAGATGTCAAGCATCATTACAGATATGCCGTTGATATGATGGATGAACTTCCTGAGTATGATATGCGTAAGTGGTATTGGGACATGGAGTGGATGCAAGGTGGTGAGCATGATGGTGCTATCACCGCTATTGTTGTTTACGATAACTTTGATGATGAGTATTATACTCTTACTTGGCAACCTGAAACTGGAACTGAGAAGGAGATGCTTGAAGAGTTTGTTCTGATGGTCAGGGAGAAAGACCCTGACATGCTTATCTCTTGGTTCGGTTGGAAGTTCGACTTGCCTAAGTTGATTGAGAGATTGCATGAGAATGAACTTGACCCAAGGGCATTGTCTCCATGTATGGAAGTGGATGGTGTATCTTTCTCTCTATCTCAGTCTAAGGTCAAACTATCCTATGGTAAGTATGGGATTGATGGGTATAGCCCTATCAACCAGCCAATCAAAGGTAGAATATGCGTACCTCTAGACTTGGCTTTTGAGAGACAATGGAATGATGCACAGAGGGGAACTCTCCCTTCGTTATCTCTAGACTATGTATCTGAGAGTGTGCTAGGTGAGAAGAAGTTAGTCAGCGATAAGTTCCCTGATAAGAACGAGTTCTTCAGGAGAGGTTGGCAAGAAGACACTGAAACCTATCTAGAGTATGCCTTGAAAGACGTTGAGTTAATCAAGAGAATAGATGATGAGAACTTTACAACTGAAGCAATACTATCGTTACAACGTTTACTGATTGCTCCATTTGATGCATGTTTCTACGCCTCTAACATGGGTGGAATATACTTCATGAGAAATGCCTCATGGAAAGCACCTACGGGCATGAAAGGTGATAGGGTAGACTATGATGGTGCAATGGTCTATGACCCTCTCAGTGAGGCTACAAATGGTCTTCATTTGGGTGTTGCTGCTTTTGACTTTGCAGGTCTATATCCAAGTATGATGATTGCAAGAAATATATCTTGGGAAACCAAGTCAGACACACCAACTGAATTCGGTGTAAACATAAAAACGCCGAAGGACTTCTCAGAAATAGAAGACTATGACATGAGATATTACAATACAGACAAACTAGGTCTACTGCCACAAGCGGTTCTAGACCTGAAAGTGTTGAGGAACGAATACAAGAAAATGATGAAAGAGAGCAAAAACAAATCCGACTATGTTAAGTGGAACAACAATCAACTTGCTGTGAAGAGGTTGATGGCTTCATTCTATGGAATCGTTGCATTTCAAGGATTTGGGTGGGCTGATGTTGATTTGGCTGCTAGTATAACTGCTAGTGCTAGAGAGGCAATCAGAACTGCCGCATTCAAAGTGAGGGAACTATAATGCCAATAAAAAGTGCGAATATTGATTTTTCAAAGAGCAAAAAGGAAGAGAAACCTGAGAAATCAGAGTCTGAGTTGAGAAAAGAGGCTCTAAATCAGATTTTTAAGGATGCAAGGAGATTCTTGAGCATTTCAAGCAAGGTTTTGTTCGTTTCTATCTTCATCTACGGTTTGTTCTCACTTTTACAGGATGTGAACGTAATATGAAGAGAGAAGACAAGATATTCTACTCTAGAGTATCATTTTACATCACAGGAACGATTGCTTTCGTAAATAACACGTTTAATTTAGTTGGGGGATGCGTATGAAGGTAGTTTACGGTCATACTGACTCAATTTACGTTGATATTGAGGACAATAGCATTGAAACTGCTAAAAATACTCTAGAAATACTAAATGAACACGTTAGAAAGTCATTTCCTAACGTTATGGGTCTAGAAGAACACCCTGTAACACTAGAGTTTGAGAAATACTTCAGAACTTTAGGTGTTGGAGCAACAAAAAACAGAAATGCAGGTCTGATTACATGGAAAGACGGTGAATTTCTCGATGAAGAAGAGTTTGTTATGACTGGATTCACTGCAAAGAGGGTTTCTTTGACTAAATTAGCCAAGGATGTTCAACTTTCAGTGCTAAACATGTGGGTAGAAGGCAAATCTGAAGAAGAAGTAACAAAATATCTGAAAGATATGTATAATCAAGTTCTCAGAGGTGAGATTCCTCTATCGGATATACTTCAGAGAAGCAGATATCGTGAAGAGAGGTTCATGGTTGACTGTAAGAACTGTCGTAGGAGAAATTCTATGTTCAGTTTGATAGAGAAGCCATGTTGTGCAGCAAATGACTTGAACTTCACAACAACAAAGGGTAAGAGACCTACTGTTGGTTCAGGTATAGCAGGTGTATTATTCAGTCACTCCAAAGGATATGAAGAGATAACTGATACATACCTGTATCTAAAGATAAACAGCAAGGATACATTCTACAATCCCATAACTGGACAGAACGTTAAAGCAACGTATGTGTCTTTGCTAGTAGAAGATGACTTCTACGATTATGAGCCTGACTGGTCACACTATGCTGAATCAGTCATTAAAAAGGCAGAGCCAATCTATCGAGCGATGGGTTGGGATATCAAGAAGATATCAGTGGATAGTAGACAAAAAACATTGGAGGAGTGGTTTTAATGAGACAAAGCAATACAAATGAATACACATATCAATGGCAACCTGAGTATTATGGGGATGAAGAGTATCCCATACTGAAGATATCCAAGTCATCGCTTGGTTCTTTCCAGTGGTGTCCTAAGAGATATGAGTTTCAATACAAGGAAAGAATGCCAATAGAAACAACTGAGGTCATGATTAAAGGAAGTATCATACACAATGCAAGAGAAGACTTCTTCAACACTTTCGATGTAAAGAAAGCAGAGGATATGTCTTATGAAGAACTTGTGAATTACTGTATGGAACTTCATCCGATAGATGATTATGATGAGATGTATGAGGCAATGTCCATCTTTGAGGCTAATAGGTTCATAGAAGCGAAAGAAGAAGGAACGACAGAAGACTTCATTCCTGTTATCAATGAGATAATGTTGGATGCTAAGATTGTAATCAACAAAGATGAGAACTCAAAGTATCCACTTAAGCAGGATTATGTTGTCCACCTTCAGGGTATAATTGACCGTATGTTCAAGGAAGGTAATAGATACATCCCTATGGAATTGAAGACTGGTGGTTGGAAAGATTGGAAGACTACCATGATGAGGAAGGAGATGGCTTTCTACAAGATTCTCTTTGAGAACACACCTGATGAGAAGTTGAGAGAGTGGGGGCTAGACCCTGAGATACCCATCTCTCATTGGGGATGGTACTATCCTGCGGCCAATTACATCTATGTTGAGGAAGTGAAGAAGGGTAGTATAACGGCAGTGAAGAAGGGTATTGCACAACTCATTCACTCATATGAGACGGGTATCTTCCCAACGAAGTATTTCGCAAAGACATGTTCAAATTGTAGTTTCTTTG